GAGCCACCTGACAGCGTAGGCAGCACGTCGCGCGCGTCACCCTGAATTACGTTCCAATCGCGGTTCACGCCACCTTCCCCGCTAAGCGCGCATCACCAGCCTGAGCCCGCGCCAGCGCACGCAGCCCGGGGTCGGCGCCGTCCATGACGTCGAGCAGCAAGCGCTTCTCTTCCAGGTAGACCCCCGCGAACTGCGGGTCGTGCATGACGATCGAGGACGTGTTGCTGATCAGGTCCGCGCACTTGATGGTCTGCACCCAGCCCGGCGCGCTTGCCAGCCGCACACGGCCGGCGGCCTTGCGCTCGGCGCGGTTGCCAGTCTCGAGGTCGGAGAGCTGCATGACGCCGCTGGCGACGGCGTAGCCGAAGCGCTCGAACAGTTCGCCGGCGGTGACGCCCTGGTCCTCAACCGAGTCGTGCAACCACGCCACGGCGATCATCCAGCACGTGTGGCCGGGCACAGTGGCGACGATCCCGGCCACCTCAGCCAGGTGATCAGCGTAGGGGTTGCCGGTGTACTTGCGCTGCTGCGCGCGGTGTTTGTCCCGGGCGAACATCATCGCCTCAAACGCTATGTTCATTTCTCTTCCTTCAAAAAGCAAAATGCCCCAGTGGGCGCGCTTCGCAGACCGCCAAGTCTTCCCGGCCAATACCGGGTTGCGAAACGCCCCCACTGGGGCATACTGGTTAAGTTGACTTGGCCCTGCCATTGTGCGGCTTTAATTGATCGGCGTCAATGCATTGAGGACATAAAAAAGCCCGCGCGAGGCGGGCTTGGTGGGGCGCTGCGGGCAATTAGTCGAACAGCGACCCGACGTAGGTAGTGAACGCTGTCCAGGTGCCTTTTGCAGTCTGGAATTTCTTGCCGCAGTAAAAACCGACGACGAACACGCCGATCATGAATGCGAAAAAGATCAGGTCCAGCATGGCAGCGCTTAGTCGTTGATCGCGTGGACGATCAGCTCGGCGGTCGTTGCGAACTGGTCAGCTTCGGCCATGGTCTTCGCGTCGACGATGTCGAACTTGGCGCCGGACAGGTCATCGTCCAGCTTCTTGAGGTAGGCGCCGGCACCGGCGTCGTCACCCACCTGGATGAACAGGATCGTGCAGGCGTCGTCGGTCTCCTGGCTGTTCGCCTGGTTGATGATGACCTTGGCTGCGGCGTCCTTGTCGTCCGGCACGCCATCGGTGAAGACGACGATGAAGTCTTTCTTGTCGGACTTGCCGGCCAGCTTGAGCGCCGCGGTCAGGGCTTCTGCCAGCGGGGTCGAGCCGCGTGGCGAGTTGCTGGCGAACGCGTCGCGGATCGTTGCGCTGGTCACGCCGTCGAGGCTGACAATGCCGGAGCCAGAGAACAGAACGAGGCCCAGGCCGTCGCTGTCGAACTTCTCGACGTCGCGCACCAGGGTCATCGCGCTTTCCTGCACGGCTTCCCAGCGGGTGACGGACGAGCCGGCTTTGACAGGGTCGGCCATGGAGCCGGATTTGTCGATGACGACGATGAAGTCGTACTCGGACAGGACTGCAGTATTTGCTTCGGACATTTTGATTTCCTTAAAAGAAATGCCGGTCTTCGCTCGATTGCATGGCGACCGGCCTGGCCAGAGAAAGCATATTAATGCATTTCAAACAAATGCACCAGAGTTATTTTGTTTCAGCGGAAATTAGTCGAGTGCCGCCAGCCGCTCCTTGAGCGCATAGCCCATGAGCGGCCAGATCTTCTGCTCGGCGTTCTGGCGCGCGATCTTGCGGCCCAGTTCGGCGTCGAAGTTCTCCGGGCTGGCACAGGCCGACTCGCCCGTCACCGTGAAGCCGTTGCGCAGGACCAGCACGCAGAAGGTGAGCAATCGCAGTGAGGGCGCGTGGACAATACCGACGCCGCGCAATGTCGCTTCTTCGCCAGCGCGCTTGAGCATTTCTTCGGCCCCAGCCCCATAGACACCCTGCGCAGCCGTGAAGTAGTGTTCGCTGGCGATGTTCGCCTGCAAATCCGCCGGCGTCACGCGCGGCGCGGTCAGGCCCTTGGCCTGGATCTCTTTCTCAATTTGGTTGTCGTTCATTTTCATCTTTCAAATAGTTCGCGCAAAATTGCGCCCTTCAAAAACTAACGTTCACATCAAATAAAAACCAGATCCACGGATCACGTCTCTGCGCCGCGCGGTCCGCTTCCGCCAGCGCCTTCATCCGTGCGCGAGCGGTGCTGTCTTGCGGCAGGCCCTTCTCCTTCGGCCGCGAGTAGACAGGCGGCGCCGCATCACGGCCCTTTCCCAGCTTGTAGACAGCCAGGTACGGCGCGTTCGGGCCGCCAGCGCTCTCAACCCAGTGCAGGACGTGGCAGTCGCCCGCGGCGTGCAGGCGCTGTATGCACCTGGCGACGGTGCTGCGCGCGAGCCCCGTCCGCTTGCGCAGTTGGACCAGGGTGCCTGGCATGTGCGACTTGATGAGGGGCGTGCTGTCTTCCATGTCAGTCCTTTGCGAAGAGGTAGGCTTGCTGCTTCACCCAGAACGGCGCGCACTGGAAGCTGTCCCAGCGGTCCGCCATAGCCCGGGCGTTGTTCTTGCGATTGTGGTTGCGTGCGATGTCGGTGCTATCCACGCTGGCAAACGGATAGCCCCAGCGCGCGGCGTTCATGCCGCGAAGCATATGCAACCAGGTCGGCACGCGCCCGGTCTTGCAGATGGCGTTCATGGCTTCGTGCATGCGGCGGTGCCAGTTCGGCGCACCCACCACGCTGTACTCGGACGACGAGCCGATGCAGACACGCGGCCACTCGTCGCACAGGCGCTTGAGGCGATCAACAGGCTCGTGCATGTGCCATACCGGCGCACCACGCTCGCCATGCGGCCACTGGGCGATGAGCGCGTCGTTCGCTTCGGCGTCGCCCATGATTACATCAGGTATGACAGCCCAAGTGGTCGGGTAGGCGATCCACTGGTCAACCCACGCATAGAACTTGGCCCAGAACGCGTCGTCCATCACGACCGGAGCCTTGCCGGCGGCGATGAGCTTCATGTTCTTCTGCCATATGGTGAAGGCTGAGTTGTCGATCATGTTGCCCTGCCCGTGCTGATGGCACCAGATGATGTTGTCCGGGCGCGCCCAGGACGTGCAGAAGAACCGGCCATCCAGTTCTTCCATGACGATGAGGGGCGTGATTGGCGTGCCATGGTAGTGGACAGTCATCCGCCGATGTTGTGCCAGTTGGAGTAATCTTGCTCACGCGCATGCGAGCAGTAAATGCAGCGGGAAGTTTCTACTTCACGATCCTTGTCGTAGGAGACGCGCTCCACGCAGTGCCAGCCTGCCCAGCAGAGGAGCTTGCGCAGGAGGCTATCGCCACGGCGCGTTTCAATGTCCACGCCGTGATGATGTGCGATGAGCACCTGACACGTTCCGGGGAAATGTCTAGCCAAACCATCGGCAATCTTTTCGTGGAACTCTTGCTGGTACATCAAGCAAGCTGCGCTGATCTTCTCGACGTAGATAATTTTCATCGAACTGATCTCGAGACGATAGGTGATCGGCTTAGCGTTGACTGGGCAGATGCAGACGAACTGGTGACGGTAGATGTTCATGGCCAATCCTTGGGGTCCGAGCTTGGTTTCAGTTCATCCGCCAGGTCCACAGTGCGCATCGTGCAGCACGTCACCGGGCACCTGGTCAAGAGCTCAGCGCGCAGCTCCTCAGCCTCCAGCAGCGCGTAATAAGCGAGCGTCGTGTAACGGTCGAGCTCCGTCATGCGGAACATGACCGCGGCCGTGTCCACAGCCTTGGCGAGCGCGTTGTCGCGTGCGTTGCGCATCATCAGGATGCGCATGCCGCCCGGCGTTGTGGCCAGGATCGGGTCGGCAGCGGCCAGTTCTTTGAGCGTTGTCACTGGTCGTCCTCCGCTTCGTCTTTGCCCTCGGAGATCCAGCACAGGCCAAGGTAGACCGCGTACACAACGACCACAACAGCCAGGAGCGCGAGCACGGCGCCCAGCATGGCGGCAGGGCCGATCCACAGTCCCAAGCCGGCAAGAGCCACCAATGGTGGCACCAGCACAGCACGCCCTGCCCACATCTTTGTCTTTCCGCGGAACTTCATACCCGCCTCCATCCAGCCAGGTTCTTCCAGCCGGGCAGCGTGTAGTTGCCGTCCTTGTCGACGGTCACAGCCACGCGCGCTTCGGCGCCGTCCTTGCGCACTGCTATCAGCTCGAAGCCTTCCTTGTTCGGAATGGACGCGAGCGGCAGGAGATCGTTTTTGGGGTTCATGTTGGTTCTCACAGCCAGCGCAGGGCGGCGTAGTTGATGCACAAGTGTAGGGTATTGTCGGCGATGATCAGCAGCCACAGCGACAACCAAAGCGGAACATCGTTGCCGTACCCCGTGGCCGAGCACTGCGACCACTTTATGCTCGGCTCCGTGATCCAGTTCTTGGCGAACACTACATAGCGCGCCAGGCGGTAGCGGTCAATGAAGTAGTGCGTCATCACGATGGTGAGAAACGCGGCCTTTGAAGGGCCGAGCAGCATGAACGGGATGCCGTAGACCAGCGCGTGCGCGCCGGCGGCCACGTTGCGCTTCGTCTTCTCGGTCGCCATCCAGTTCGTTTGCAGGATGTAGTCGCCCAGCAGGTGCAACAGGAGCTGTTCCATTACAACACCCCCAGCATCTTGATCAGGTGCAGCGCCTGGCTCTCGGCATCGTCCAGCGCGTTGTGGAAGACGCCGATGCGCACGAACTCAATCTCGCTGCAGATCGGCAGGTTCTTGATCGTGCGGTAGCAGCGGTCGTTCCGGAAGGACCAAGGTGCCGGGATACCGGTCGCTCCGTACGCACTGCGCAGCCACACGTTGTCGGCCGCAGCACCGTTGCCCCACACGGACAGGCTGTCAGGCTCGCCGTACCACAAGTTGAAGTCCAGCAGCGCCTGCGGCAGGACCATTGTATCGGTCGACAGCCGCGCACGCGCTTCTTCGCTCTGGCCCAGCCACCACATCACCGTGGACGGGTCGATCTTCAGGCCGACATCCACCGACGACGCCAGCGTCACGCTCCGGTAGAAGCGGTCGTGCACACCGTTAGCGTCGAACTTCACGGCACCAATGGCGACGATCGCCGCGGTCGGGCCAGTGCCCATTGTTTCCAGGTCGAGCATGATTTCCATTTAGATCCCCTTAGCCCAAGCCTGAGCAGCCAGCATTTCGCGCTGCACATCAGTGCAATTTTCAGGCAGCAGGCACACCACCGAGCGCGGCTCGTACGGGAAGCTGACGAACTGGCGGCTATGCCGACCAGTGAAACGGCTGCCATCCGAGTCTTCAAACACCACAGCATTGCTATCGTAGGAGCGTCCGGCAGCGCTCTTGAATACATGACCGCAACGCTTGTTCTGCCAGCGCGTATCCAAGCCCATGTCGTCCCCGTGATCAAACCACTCCGAGTCGGCGCCGGTCAAAGGGCCGAGTGGCTCAAAGGCCGCCAGCTTGGCGAACAACTGCCGCGCATAAGATGCGCTGAAGCCGCTGTGGCCTTCCGTGCTGAACGTGCGCAACAGATCGATCACCCCATCAGCCATCGCCAGGTTCATCTTGTCGCCGTCGTAATAGCCCAACGTCTCGAACTCGCGGCAGGCATGGGCGACCGAGTTGTCGTCACGACCGCGTACGATCCGCCAAGCCAACGCGATACGCTCTTTCATTTCTTGCAGTTTCATCTCAGTGCCTTTTCAGTTTGTCGTAATGAATGCGCAGCGCGTCCTCAGCGTCACGCGTATTTTGAAACAGGTGCTCCTTCTGCTCGTCCGTCAAGGCGGTCGTGCCGCGCGGCTGCAAGCCCCGGCAGATGTCCACCTGGCGCTGGAGCACGCGCAGCCGGCGCTTCCATTCGGTGAGGTTGTCGCTCACTTGCCACGCCCTGCTGCCGCAATGGTGGCGATCTGCGCCCTGACGTACGTTCTCGTCCGTGGTTCAAATTCGAGCGCCGTAGACCCTGCTATGGCTTCCAGCGCACGGGCGATAGCAGGCAGCACCCCGCCCAAGTCCGGCGCTTTCGTCACAGCCAGAGTCTTGTCGGCCGCAACCTGCTCCTCCACGTCCATCTTGGCGCGCTTGTAGCCGACAGCGTAGGCGTCAGCCTGCACGGCGAGTACTTGCGGTTCGCTCCAGGCATCGGCCCGACCGGCGAAAGTAGGCACATTAAACACGGCAGCCGGAAGAGGCGCCGCTTCAGGCTTAGCCTGCTCCACCACGTCCATCTTGACGCCGTAAGGTGCACCTTCCATCCGCGCAGCGGCGATAGCACAGTGCACTTGGTCTTGTGTGAACAGCTTGGTGCCGTCCGGCAGCGAGAAGAACTGCTCCAGCGTTACCTTACCGAATCCACTGCCCGAAATAATTCGCACTGTCACGGTTGGCTCAGGCAATTTGCTCATTTCGTTTTCTCCAATACTTCGTTCGTTTCCAGCTCGACCGTCAGGCAGTGGAACATCACTGCTGCCAGCGCGGCGACAGCGAGTGCCCAGAGGTTGCCACATGCCGCGCTGACCAGCGCAAACACAAGGAAGAGGACACTGTTGATCCTGGTGATGGTTTTCACTTGCGTTTCTCCTTGAAGACGTGCACGACGAAGTTGCCGCTCGCGAGCAGCACCGTGTCGATGAACTCTAAGTCGGCGGCAGGGAACTCAAGCCCGGTGAGCACGCTCATGAACCGCACCACCTCCGTGCGCTCGTGCGGGTCCACCGACGCCCACACGCAGACACAATCGTTCTGCGCTTTTGCCGAGAGCACGATCGCCCCGACCGGCAGGTCGATGTAGCAGGTGCCGGGCGAGAGCTCGTACTTGAAAATATTTCTCACTTGCGTTTCTCCTTCTTCAATAAACTAGCCTCGAACCGTTCGAGACAGCGCTTGCACTGCGAGCCCGGCGCGCCGGGCCGTGGCACGTAGTCGCACAGATCGCACTGCACCCATGACCGCACCTGTCGGTAGCGGCCGATCGCGAAGTGCTTTGCGTGCTGCCGCGTTCTCACGCCAGCGTCACCCGCGCCACGTACAGCGGAAACAGCCCCAGCAGGAACCAGCCGGTGTAGCGGTAGCGGCGAATGGTGCACACGCTGCTCGCCTTCGTTTTGATCCAGGTCTTCTTGACGATCATACGTCCTCCGTTGAATAAATTTCAGAAAGCAGCTGCTCGACGTTCGCGTCCAGCATGCCGTAGATAGCGAAGTCCACGCGCCCACTGCTGTCGACACGGCGCATGTAGTGCACCTTGCCGACCATGATGCGGTAGTCGTTCAGGCGTGCGGCCGGCACTGGCGCCGCGTGATTGGGGCCGCCGATGAAGTGGCTCATGACAGATGCACCTTCTCAGTGAACGGTTCCTGCATCTGATCCCAGATGTCGTCACCGATCTTCTGGTGCAGCGCCTGCTCCAGCTCCACAAGGACGTGCACGCGGCCGACAACTTCATCAATCTCAAAGCCGCTACGGCGATTGCACCCGGTAGCGTAAGCGACACTACGAAAGCCGGTTTCCCAGCGATCCTTGCGCACCAGCGTGCCGTCGTCCCTGAACTCCATGTCTTCTGGCTTGGCGTCGGCAAACTCCGGCATGCGCAGATCGCGCTCTGTGACGGTGCGGCTCATGGTTCCACCCCGATCAGTTTGCGGAACTCGAGCTTCATGCTCTGGGCGCCGCGCTTCTCCGCCCGCTCGATCTGCTCCTCGAAGGCGCGGTCAAGATGCGCGGCCAGCCACTCGCGGCTCTCCGGCTTGACACCGTCGAGCGTCATGCCGAACACACGCCAGTCGCCGACGACAATCTCAAGCATCGGCGACTCGTCGCGCCCGTAGATTTTCCAGGTCACGACTTCACCCGCTCGCGGAGCATGGTGTCAGCAAAAGCATAAGCCCATTCCGCGTAGAAATCCGCGTACGGCTGATCGTCAGGCTTGAAGCCACCGGGCGGAGGTGCATGCATTGCGAACTGGTCGCGCAGATTAGCTTGTTGCTGGGTATTCATCCACGCCCTGATCTCGACGTCAGAGCCAAGGCCAGCTTCTCTCAGAGCTTGAAAAGCAGCCCTATTTGTTATTTCCATTTCAGCCCCCACAAATTGATGATGGTCAATTATGCGGTCGGAGCATATAGCAGGTCAAGCATAAAGTGGGGATTGTTGCCGGGAATTTTCAGCCGACCGGAATTGCTCCGGCCGGCGCCTTGCCAGGGCTTACTTCAACGATGCGGCAACCAGGGCGGCGAGACGGTCTTCGTCGGATTTTTCCAAGATGATCCGGCCAGACGTGCCGCGCGGGAGTTTTAGTACATCGGAAATCGCCACGCGCAGCGCTTCCAGCCGCTCCTGCTCGGACGGTGCTGGCTGTGCTTGGGCGGCCTTGAGGGCGCGGATATTCTCGGCAGCCATCTTGAGCGTGTCGCCTTCTTCGCTGCATTCGTCTTGAGCGTCAACGGACCGCGCCGCTTCTTCCAGCCCGGCGTCATATGCCTCGTACACGTTCTGCACGCACACGCCGTTCGGCAGCTTCGTAGCAACGCGGTCAGCATCTTGCGCCACTACGGCAGGCGAGCACGCGCAGCCATACCCCTCGTTATCCGGGCAGCAGGATGGATCACCGCTGCAATCTGCATTCGGCTTCGGCGCGGCCTCTGGCTGGGAGGCTTGGGGTGCGGCGGCCTTGCGCATCGCATCTTCAATGCGGCACATTTCCTCGTTGTGGTCGTCCTCCGAAACGCTTGGCGAGTCCCACAGTTTGACCAAATCACGGATCAGCGTATCGCTCGGCGTAGCTGGGGCGGCAGCAGGGTCGAGGAACTTGCCGATGTCCTCGGCCATCTTGCGCAATTGGTCGCGCGACAGGATGATTGTGCTGGTATCGTTCTCGCCGCTGCTGCGCACGGTTACGATCACGTCGCGTGGGTCCGACACGCGCTCGCTGACGTTGATGTAGGCTGGCAGTGTGCTGCGCAGTTCGGTGAAGGCGTGGATGGTCATTTCAGATTCCTTTCTTGCCTGTTCATACACTTCGTTCGGGCACACTGAAATGTCGAGTTGCTTGTACCAGCCGTCCATCTGGATTGTTGCGGCGTAGCGGCCCAAGGGCTTGCGTGATATGGAGAGAATGTGAGCAGGGCCATTCTCAGTTGTCAGCCCGGCTGCAATGTGCTGCAACAGTGCGTGGTTGCCGATGGCTGAATCTGTCCATGGCGCGGCGATCACATCGAAGTCGCGTTGCTGTGAGCCGTGCACGCCAATGGCGTAGCCGACCTCCTTTGCAAGCGCGCGGATTCGGTCGATTGGCGGCAAGCGTGGTTCTTCTCCGCAACGTCGGTCAGGCGTGAATGTCTCCGCGCCACACTTCCAGCACGTATCGCCGCCGCGAACAGAAGCGCATGGCTTGCATCGCCGATTGTCCACCGCCTCCGATACTTGGGCTGCTGGCTTGGCGTTCCAGGCGGCTTGGAAGCCTAGCCACGCACCATTCATTGATGCGCTTTTGTAGATGCGGCCTTCGATGGCCTCGTCGTACATTTCAAAGTGTTCAGCACCATAAATCTTGCGCATTTCCGTTTCGAATTTGGCGCGCATTGCGGTCAGGTCGGTCATGGGGTTAGTTCCTCTCGTCTTCGGGCCAGTTCGATTCGATTTGGCGCATTGCTTCACGCCCCGGCTGCTTCTGGTCATGGCCATGCCCAGGCATGCTTTGCTCCAGTTCAAGCGATGCGCGGTAGTCGCAACTACGCGAGCAAACCCAGCCGCCAAAATAATTCACCTTTGCTGCATGGCTGTAGCTGCCATCAGCGCGCATCACGGAGGCCCGTCCGCCCTTGAAGTACGGCGAGCCCTTTAGTAACCGCCCGCAACCACGGCAGACGGCTTGCGTGTCGGTGCAGCTATGCATGATTCTTGTCCTCTGCTGGTGATGGCGGGGCGGTGTCAGATACTGTTTTCACGATCAATACTTGGTGCGTTTTGGCGCACTCATCGCAGATGCAAGCCATGTCGCCCACGTAGCCAAGTTTCATGCCGCAGCCGTAATCGACTGGAGGTTGTTCGCGGTCAAAGTCATAGCTCAGGTTGGCGTCGTAGAATGCCTTGCCGCCGCAAACGTCGCACAGGTAGTAGTCGGCCATCGCCATCACGCACCACCTTTCGCGGCTTCGTCGGCGTGCGGCTGGGGAGTGGCAAAGCCGTGCTCCAGTCTCATCTTGCTAAGCTGATTTTCCAGCGCCTCAAGTCCGGCAAGCGATGCGAATGCGATACGAACAGCCATTGCCTCGGGCTGCAACAGTGCGTCCGGTGCGTTATCGCGCTCATCGCCGACTACTCGCCCAGCCTTTTCTGCATCCGTTGCTACGCTGATGACGAATTCCATCGGCTCGCCAGCTTTGCTGTGATTCAGCACATACTGGCCCGTCCCGAGATTCGCGTAGCCTCTGTAGTGCGGCGCGATCACCATACCTTCCGGCACTTGCGCCGCTTCCAGCACCGCCACGCGCTCGGCCAATTGGGCGCGTCCTGCTTTGAATGCTTCACGCTGAATCTCACGAACCGTTGCCGAGTCGTAGATGTCGTCCGGCACGCGCGATGCGGCCTGATCGACGCCTTCCTGAAAGCCGTATTCAGCACATTCGTAGCGGCCATGCAAACCGCGATCTTCGACGCCGCATCCGAGTGCCGTACTGTGCAGCGCTGGCCAGTCGATTTCAAGCGGCTCAGGTAGCGCCAGTTCCTCGTAGCCCTCTGCTACTGGCTGGGCGTCCGGCCGCACCACCAGCTCATAATCGCCAGGGGCGAGTTCAGCCAGGCCGGCCGCGGGGCGCAACCCCAAGGCGCCGCCGGGCTGCACAGTTGCTTTTGCGATGATGGTGCTCATCACTGCACCTCGTGTTCGTCAAGCAGATCGACGCCGTCGACGATCGTCAGCGGGTCCACTTCGCGCAGCAGGCCGGCCACGACGAGGCCGAAGTCCTGCTCCGTGCTGACCATGCCGCCGCCACGCACCTTCATGGCAATGCGCGCGATCACGCCGCCGAGGCTCGGCGCCTGAATGACATAGCCGCGGCGGATGAACTTGATCACGCGCAGCATCGAGCCGCCGGCGTCCTCGTCCCGGTTCGGGTAAGTGTAGACCAGGCGCCGCGCCGCCAGGTCAGCGTAGAACGCATCGTGCACCTGCGACATGAAACAAGCGCTGACCGGGTCGTACCAGACGACGGCTTGGCACACCGTGAAGTCGAACGAGGTGGCCGTCTGTTCAGCGTTGTCGAACACCCAGCGCGTGATGAACTGGACAGGCAGGCGCGGATGCGAGATCACCGTCACCGCGTTCTTGGTCGTGAACGGCTTGACGCCACGCGAGATGGCCAGGTCCAGGGCAACCGTGCGCAGAGTCGTCGTGTCGGCGCCGAACAGATCGATGTCGACCGGCTTGTTGCCCGCGATCGTCTCGCGGATGAAGCCGCCGGCCAGGTAGAGCGTATTTTCGCGCAACAACTTGACGATGTCTTTCGGGCAGCGAGAGAGGACGAAGTTCAAATCGGACGGGGAAAGTTGCCGCATTGTTTTCTTTCGTTAATGGATAAATTGACCCGAATCAATTATGCGTCTGAAACATACAACAGTCAAGGCAATTGTGCGGACAAAGCAGGAAATAAATGCTAGCCTTGCATTTCCCACTAACCGTTAGGAGATTTCCCATGAGAACCAACATTACCGCAAACGCCTGTGTCACCGCGCTCGAGCACGCCGCCTTCAGTCAGAAGCGCATCACCCATATCCAAGTCGCTGTCGGCCTGGCCATCTTCATGCTCGAAGGCGGCGCCAGCGAGAAGGCGAAGGACGCCCTGGTCGCGGTTTACGCGCGTGCCGGCATGGACTGCGGTAGCTACACCGGCAGCGAGTACAACACCGTGCGCCGTAAGGTCGGCGCTGCGTCCATCCTGTTCAAGACCCTGGGCGCCGAGCAGATTGCAACCTGGGTCGGCGAAGAGAAGAACGGCCGTGCCATCAGCGCGATCGCCACCCAGCTCGGCGAGATGAAGCTCGACAGCATCGAGCGCGTGCTTGCGCACTGCGGCGCCGCGCCGACCGTCAAGCCCAAGGTGGTGCCGATCAAGGAGCCGGCCGCAGAGCACAAGCCGGATCGCCAGGCCTACCTGTTCGAGCTGGAGAGCCCGCACGTGCGCATCCACGTGGACGAGGCGGCCACCAACGAGGAACTGCGCGACGCTGTCTCCAAGTTGCAAAAGCTGATCCGCTCGCGCAATACGGAAAAGCAGGCGGCTTGACGCCAGCGCTTGCAGGAACTCAGGTCGTGCGGCCCGCCGCACAGAGGACACTTGATTTCCATAGACCCTCCAGAAGTAAAAAAGCCCCGAGACAAACGCTCGGGGCTTTTCGTTTTGGGCTGCCGGTTTAGTTCGACTTCGCTTTGAGGTCGGCGTCGAGCTGACAACCATCGCCGGAAATGGTCAGGCCGGTATTGTAGTTGATCAGCGTCGAGCCAGCGTAGCACTGGGACGAGTCGTGGATCGCCTGGAACCAGCGGCTGACGCCTTGCTGCTTGACCCACTTGTTGACGAAGTTCGGCTGAGCCTGGAGCTTCGCGCACAGCGACCCGCTGGTGTCGATGTAATAGAACTGGGCAGAATCGACACGCGTCGTGGTGACTTGGCCGCCGCCGCACTCGAAGCTGGCCATGCGGGCAGTGGAAATGGATACCGCGGTGCCATTCGTGGTGACGGCGTTGAACGACGTCGGCAGGTCAGCCGCCGAGGCAGCCATTGCGAAGACGGCCAGCAAGGCCGCGAACAACAGTTTTACATATTTCATGGTGGTACTCCTTTAAGGTTATACGGGAATGCTGCCCGCGCAGTCCTGCAATTAAAACTTGGTTTTGTCGCGGTTGTTCTCGACAATCTCTTTCACATCATCGTCACTCAGCCCGAAATGCGTCTTCAGGCTTTCCTCACTGACGAAGCACAGCACGTCTCCAGACGGTGCGGCATTTTCCATAAGCTGGGAAGACACCTTGCGTAGCGTTTCCAGCGTCAGCTTCTCAGGCGGCCGGCGAAAGATCCTGTCGAACCCCTCAGCGTAGCCGGTGCCCGGGCGGCGCTTATCACCCTTGCTCATTTCTTCGAGCCCTTCTTCGGCACCAGCATGAAGCGTTCCGGGTAGATCACCATCAGTTCGTCCAGGACGCCTTTGAACTGACCCACGATCAGCGCAGCCAGGTCCGGTTTGGGCTGGCACTGGTTGCGCTCGATCCGGGACAGGTGCCCTTGGTCGATGCCCAACGAGACGGCCAGTTGCTTTTGCGTAAGGCCGGCGGCGATACGCGCTTCGAGCAGGGGAGTGTTTTCAGTTTTCATCGTGCGAGTATGCTTACGGGGCATTTAAAAGTCAATGCGTTCAGGCAAATAAAAATATGTTCTCAACGCATTGACTTTGTGCAAAAGCACGCGCATGCTTCGTTCTCGCTTGAAACTTTTAACCCGGAGACATTGTGGCTGAGACCTTTCTGATCAGTAATATGGACGGCACGACCGAGTCGGCCGAGATCATCGACCGCTTCACCATGCTGGTGGCAGGCACCAGGGCCGAGTTCGCCACCCACATCACGACCGACCCGCAAAACAAGGGTCTCAAGAAGCTCTCGCACTTCGCCACCGGCATGTGCCTGACCTGGGTGCCGGCCAGTGCCGACGTCACCCAGTGCCGCATCCTGGCCGAGGAAGTGTTCAGCCGCTACAGCAAGGCCAAGATTCTCCAGCGCTTCAGTGAGCCGGAACAGATTAACACCGCAGCATCCGCAGTACAAACCCACCAACCACCAAAGGAAGACGACATGTCCCTCGAACAAGCAATCGAAAAGAACACCGCCGCCGTCGCAGAACTGACGGCCGCACTGCTGCAGCACATCGCCAACAACCCGGGCAAGGCCAGCACAACGCCAGCTGTTGATACCCTCAAGGCCGAAGAAAAGCCGAAGGCCGAGAAGACGGTCAAGGCGCCGAAGGAAGAAAAGAAAGTCGAGCCGCCGAAGGAAGAAACCAAGCCAGCCGAGCTCAGCCTGGACACCGACATCAAGCCGCTGGCCGTCAAGCTGGCTGCTGACAAGGGCCGCGATGCGCTGGTCGCGCTGCTGCAACGCCTGGGCGTGGCTGGTGATGCACCGAAGACCTCCGGCCTGAAGCCTACCCAGTACGGTGACTTCATCGAACTGGCCAACAAGACCCTCGCCGGCGAATACGACCCGATGGCCAGCGAAACGGCCGAAGACGACGTATAACCATGGCGGCGCACGCATCCTGGTCGCCATCATCGGCGTCCCGCAACATGTCCTGCTCCGGCGCCATGGCGATGGAGCAAGGCATGCCTGACGGCAGCAACGAGTTCTCTGCTGAGGGCTCGTGCGCACACTTCATCGCGGCGCAGTGCTTGATCCCGGTGACGAAGAACCGCCCGGCGCTGCGCGCCGAGGAGTTCGTCGGGCGCTCAGTGACGTGCTGGCGCACGGCCGAGAGCGGCGACGAGCAGTTCACGGAGACCATGAAGAAGTCGGTCATGGGCGACGAGTCGTACTCGGAGTTCGTGTTCGAGGTGGATGACGACATGGCTGAGCACATCCAGACCTACATCGACCAGGTGTTGGACAAGATCGCGCAGTACAAGCTGCGCGGCGCCTTGTCGGTGCAACTGCTGGTCGAGGTACGCGTGGACTTCTCGTCCTTCGTCGGCATCCCGAACCAGTTCGGCACGAGCGACATCATCCTGCTCGTTGCCTGGCCGAATGACTACGACGAGATCCACGTCGGCGACCTGAAGTTCGGCCGCGGCGTCGAGGTGTACGCTGAGAAGAACAAGCAGATGCAGCTCTACGCCCTGGGCGCCTACTATCAGTTCAGCGCGGTGGGCGACTACGGCAAGTTCAGCATGTCGATCCACCAGCCGCGCCGCAACCACCACGACGAGTGGGAAACCACGCTCGAGGACATCATGGTGTTCGCCGACGAGGCGAAGGTGGCAGCCCAGCGGTCGTTCCAAGTGGTCGAGCTCAAGCGCGAAGGGCACGACATCCGCGAGTTCCTGGCGCCAACCGAGGACGGCTGCCGGTTCTGCAAGGCCAAGGCGAACTGCTCGGCCCTGCGCGAGCATGTGGCCAAGGCGGTGTTCGACCAGTTCGACGCACTCGACCAGGATGAACTGCCGGGCACCGTGGTGACACACGACCCGGCCACCCTTGGGCGCGCCATGGCGGCCACCGGCATCATCGAGGACTGGATCAAGGCGGTGCGCGCCGCGACCGAGGCCGAGCTGTTCGCCGGCAAGGACGTGCCAGGCTACAAGCTGGTGATGGGCAAGCAGGGCAACCGGAAGTGGAAGAGCGAGCTCGAAGCCGAGACCGCCCTGAAGAAGCTGCGCATCAAGCAGGAGGACATGTACTCGTTCCGCCTGCTCTCGCCCACGCAGATGGAGAAGTTCTTCAAGCCGACGCCCCGACGCTGGGTGAAACTGGTCGGCTTGATCGATCGCCGCCCGCCTGTTCCAAGCGTCGCGCCGGTTGGCGACAAGCGGGCGGCAATCAAGATTGAAAACCCTGCTGACGGTTTTGAAGTAGTGGAGTAAAATGTCAGAGCAGCAAGTAGTTTCCTGTAGTCTAAAATCAACCTGAAAGAGCAAAATGTCCAAAGTCACACTCGCAAATGTACGTATCGCCTTCCCTGAACTGTTCACCGCGAAAGCACCGGACAGCGGTGAAGGCAAACCGAAGTTCGGCGCAGCGTTCCTGTTCCCTCCTGATCACCCGGCCACGAAGCTGATCGACAAAGCGATCAAGGAAGTGGCCAAGGAGAAGTGGGGCGCCAAGGCTGACGCCACCCTGGCGCAGATCGTGAAGGTCGACAAGACCTGCATCCACGACGGCGACAACAAGTCCGACTACGCCGGCTACGAAGGCAACATGTTCGTCAACGCCAGCAACACCGCGCGGCCGACTGTCATCAACCGTGACAAGTCGCCCTTGGCCGAAAAAGACGGGGTGATCTACTCCGGCTGCTACGTCAACGCGATCATCGAAGTGTGGGCTCAGGACAACAAGTTCGGCAAGCGTGTCAACGCGACGCTGTCGGGCGTGCAGTTCCTGAAAGACGGCGATGCGTTCAGCGGCGGCCGTGCGGCCAGCGCTGACGAGTTCGAGGATCTTGGCGACGGCGGTGACGCTGGCGACGACATCTAAGAGCCCGGGCGGGAGAGCAAGCCATGCTACAAATGGCCAAGTCCGGTGGAAAGCCGGCCCAGAATTTCCTCCCAACTTTGAGAGCACATCATGAAAACTCGCTTCACTTTGGCAGCGTCCTTGCTCGCCCGCATCGGCGGCCTCGCCGCCATGGTCGCCGGTGTCGGCGGCAGCTACTATCCAGACCGCGCCACCGAGCCGCGCAGCCGCAAGGGCAAGAGCGCCGGCCAGTATGGCCGTAACCTGCGCGCTCACTTCGCCCGCGAGCGCATGAAAATGCCGCTCAACCTGCGCGGCAAAAGCCTGACCTAAACCAAACACTGGGGGCCGCCTGTCTCCAAGACCACCCGACCATCCCGGCCATGGATGGCACACAGGCCCGGCTCGCAGCAAACTGTCGCCCCATAGGTATGAACCGGCAGAATGCAGACGCGCAAGCGGTGGCGGCTTAATTCCAGCAACCGTAAAGCCGGGCAATTGGCACTTAACTTTTTGGAGAATTTGTGAAGGAGCTAATGTGCGACTTGGAGACGTTCAGTCCGACGCCAATCACTGACGGTACACACCGCTATGCCGAGCAGGCGGAGGTACTGCTGTTCCCTTACGCAGCCGACGACGAGGCGCCGAAGATTTGGGACGTGACCACTGGCGAGCGCATGCCGTCGCAACTGGAAGACGGGCTGTCCGACGAGCGCGTGCTGACCATCTGGCACAACGGCGGCGCCTTCGACTCCACCATCCTCAAGCACGCGATGCCCGACATCATTCTGCCCCCGGAGCGGATGTACGACACGCTGTCGCAAGCCCTGACGCACGGCCTGCCAGGCGCACTAGGAGCCTTGTGTGAAATCATGGGCGTGGCTGAGGCTGACAAGAAAGTGGAAGGAAAGACGTTCATAAATCTATTCTGCCGCCCGCCCGCCAAGAACCTGCGCCGTGAGCGCGCCACCAGGCACACCCACCCAATCGAGTGGGAAGCGTTCAAGCATTACGCGATGCAGGACATCCCGTCCATGCGAGCGATCTACCGCAAAATGCCGAAGTGGAATTTGCCCCTAGTCGGTCCAGAGAAAGAGCTCTGGAACATGGACCACAGAATTAACAATTTGGGTTTTCAGCTCGACGTTGATCTCATTCACGCCGCCATCCGCGCGATCGACCGCGCACAGAAGAACTTGGGCGAGCGCACCGTCGAACTCACGGACGGTGAGATCGCGCGCACCACGCAGCGCGACAAGCTGCTGGCGCACCTGCTGGCTGAGTACGGAGTGGAATTGCCGGACCTGAAGAAGGACACGCTGGAGCGCCGCATCGGTGACGAGAACCTGCCGTGGCAGTTGCGTGAGCTTCTGTCCATTCGCTTGCAGGCCAGCGCCAGCAGCACCAGCAAATACAAGAAGGCATTGAAGGGGATGTCCAGTGACGGCCGCGCGCGTGGCTGTCTGCAGTTCTCCGGCGCCAGCCGCACGCGTCGCTGGTCGGGAAAGCTGCTACAGCCACAAAATTATTTTCGTCCGAAGATTGGTAAGCTGAAGGATGAAGCGCTGCAAAAAGAGGTGGAGCTGGGCATCGCTGCGATGAAGGCTAACTGTGAAGATATCATATTCGATAACGTCATGGAGGTGGCCTCATCGTCTCTGCGCGGCATGATCATCGCTCCGCGCGGCAAGAAGCTGGTGGTGGCAGACCTCGCCGGGATCGAAAATCGCGATGCCGCCTGGCTGGCCAAGGAGCAGTGGAAGCTGGAAGCACTGCGCGAGTTCGACGCCGGCCGTGGCGATGACCTGTACGTTCTGGAGTACGCGCGCGCCTTCAGTGTCGACCCCGCCAGCGTAACCAAATACCAGCGAACCATAGGCAAGGTCTTGGCGCTCAGCATGCAGTACGCCGGAGGAGTAGGGGCGTTCATGTCGATGGCCATGATCTACGGCATCGATCTGGAAGAACTGGCCGAGCACACCTGGGACACTCTGCCAGCAGACATCCAGAGCGATGCGGAGGGCATGTACGAATGGACGGTGCGCAAGAAGCGCTCGACATTCGGCCTGTCGAAGCGCGCCTATTGCTGCTGCGAGGGCTTGAAGCGGATGTGGCGCGACGCGAACCCGTCCATCGTCGCGCACTGGGCCGAGATCCAGGAGTGCGTGGTGCGCGCCGTCACGCACCCAGGCGTGACCGTACCGTGCGGGAAGACACGCATGCGCCGCGACGGCAACTGGCTGCGCATCCGCCTACCGTCCGGCAACTACCTGGTCTACCCGTCGCCGAAAGTGGACGACAGGGGCCAGTTCACCTACAACGGCGCCTCGCCGTACTCCCGCAAATGGGGCCGGCAGAAAACGTTCGGCGGCAAGATTTTCAACTCGTATTGCCAGAGCCTGGCACGCGACATCATGGCTGCCAACATGCCGGCGGTGCAGGCTGCCGGCTATGACATCGTGCTTTCTATTCACGATGAACTGATTTGCGAGGCACCAGATAGCAGCGACTTCAATCACGAACACCTTTCGTCTTTGCTGGCAACAGTGCCGTCTTGGGCGGAGGGGCTGCCGCTTGCTGCCGCCGGTTTCGAGGCATATAGGTACAGAAAAGATTGATCATGTTCACCCCGCTGTATTTCGCAGTTCTCAACCACCACAAGGAGCCCCAAATGATTCAACCAACCGTAGGCCGCGTCGTCCATTACTTCCGCGATCGCGACTCCGAAGAGCAAGTCGCGCTGATCGCGCACGTCAACCAGGACGGCACCGTGAACCTGGCCGTGTTCGACCACAACGGCAGCCCCGAGCCGCGCTCGGCCTGTATCCCGCTGGTGCAGGAGGGCGAGGCTCTGCCACTGCAAGGGCACTACTGCCGGTGGATGCCTTATCAGCTCGGACAAGCTGCCAAGACTGAAGCAATGGAAGCCCGCGTGTCTGACCAAGCGTACGCTGGCCTTCGCACCGGCGAAGTCAGCTTCCAGAACGAGAACACCGGCTTCGGCGGCGTGTTTGCAGCCCCGCCTGTCGCCGACCCAATCCCAGTGCTGACGGAAGTGGTCGGCCAAGGCGGCACCTTCGATGGTGGCGGCGCGAGCGGCGATTGGCTGAACCCAATCCCGGCCGAGCAGCCTGACTGGATCAAGAACGCAGTCCAGCCCGACCCAACCCCTGCGCCAGCGCAGGATGCCAGCCCATCGAGCAGCGAGCCTTCGTACTCGTCCAGTTCCTCCGACAGCAGCTCGTCCTCCAGCAGCGACAGCGGCTCCAGCTCGTCGTCCAGCGACTAAGCCCCGTGCCCGGCGCACAACGCGTCGGGCAATTTGTGCTTGCATAATTTCCAAACGGCAGGCACTATATGCAAACCGAACAACTTAACTAGGGGCAAATAATGAAGAACATCGTCAACCGCATTCTGCTGGCGCACCAGCGCCGCTCGCTGACCGCGCAGCTGCATCACATGGACGAGACTCGCAAGGCGTTCGACGCACAGGAGCCGAGCCTGCATGCGCGCATTCGCCGCATCGACGCCCAGGTGATCGACCTGACCGTGTCCGGCCGCGCTGCAAGGGGCTGGTGATGGGCGCCGTTGGCTTCGCCCTGCTTGTCGTCAGCTTCTGCCTATTCCACTTGATGGAGGTTGACGGTAGGCCTCTCTACAGCTGGCAAAGTAATCTCGTTTGCGGAATGGCGGTGCTCGGCATGGCCATGCTCGCCGGTAGCGTCTTCGTGCTGATGGCTCGGTGGATGCCATGAAAGAATCCATCATCGAGACCTACTTCGTCAAGCAGGTCAAAGCCGCCGGCCACGAGACACGCAAGCTCAAGTGGATAGCCGCCAAGGACGCGCCCGACCGCGTGCTCATGGTCAAGGCGCGCAAGCAGGCGCCCGGCCTTGACTGCGCCTGGTGCAACCCTATCGGCCGCACGATCTGGGTCGAGCTCAAGGCGACCGGCGAGAAGCCGCGCGCAAGCCAGTTGCGCGAGCACGAGCGCATGCGCGCGGCCGGCCAAACCGTTGTCGTGATCGACTCCAAAGAGGGCGTCGATAAACTGCTGGAGGCACTATGAGAAAGCTGCTTGAAAATAGCTGGTTCTGGATGGCCATGTTCTTCGCCAACCTGCTGTGCATGGTGACTGCCGACAGCGTGTTCTGGATCTTGCTGAACGCGCTCGGCGCTTTCGCATGCACCGTGAACTTCAACAAGACCGTGCGAAAATGAGCTACGGGCCAATCACCATTCTGCGCGCCGGCGAGATCAGCCTGACGAGCAACGGCATCATGCTGCGCAACTGGACGGTCAATCTCGGCGGCAGGCCGGGCGACATCAGCGACTACCAGACCGAAATGCTCGTTGCCGTGCGCGACCACATGGTGGCGTGCTTCGACGCCAGGCTCATGATGGCCGAGGACGGCTTCTTCAGCGACGACATGGCGAACAGCGCTTTGATCAAGCAGATCATGAGCGCGCCCGAGACCATCCCAGTGCCGCCGAGGAAAGTATCCTGGTGGCGAAGGATGTTCGGTGCGTAAAGTATGGACCCCTCGCAAGTTCCAGCCGGCCGGCATACAGCACATCCTCGACCACAAGCGCTGCGCGCTGTTCGCCTCGATGGGCTCGGGCAAGAGCGTGATGACGCTCACCGCGCTCGACATCCTTTACCTGGCTGGCATCGAGACGAAGCCCACGATCGTGTTCGGCCCGGCCCGCGTGGTCAAGGACACCTGGTCGGACGAGGCGGTGCGCTGGGCACATTTGCGCGGGGTCAAGGTCATCCCCCTCGTCGGCGATCCAGCTGAGCGGCGCGCGCTGCTCGCGCAAAAAGCCAACGTCTATTGCTGCAGCTTTGAGAACATCGAATGGCTGAAGGTAGAACTGGACGACGTTTGGCCGTTCGGCCCTGTTGTCGTTGATGAGGGCTCGCGGGTGAAGAGCTTCCGCGGCAGCGAGGCGAAGAAGGGCAACGTCAAGGGTCAGGGAAGCAAGCGCGCGCTGACGCTCGCCAAGATGGCGTATGCAAAGGCCACACGGTGGATCAACCTGACCGGCACCCCGGCGCCGAACGGGTTGCAGGATCTCTGGGGCCAGCTCTGGTACATCGACGGCGGCGAACGCTTGGGCCGCACCTTCACTGCATTCAAGAATAGGTGGTTCCGCTCGGTGCCCGGCAGCGACGGCTACCACCAGATCGAGATCATGCCGTTCTCCGAGGCGCAGATTCACGCCGCCATCAAGGACGTGTGCCTGACCATCGACATGGCGCAGCACTACGACATCGGCGAGTTCATCGACCACACCATCTTCGTTGACCTGCCGCCCAAAGCGGCGAAGGCGTACAAAGAGATGGAGAAGAAGCTGTACACGGAGCTCACCAGCGGCGAGAAGATCGAGGCGTTCACGGCGGCGGCGAAGAGCCAGAAGCTTTGCCAGTTCGCATCCGGCGCCGCGTACTTGGGCGAAGCTGCTGACTACCCCGGAGACCGACCGTTCGAGGTCGTCCACGACGAGAAGATGCTGGCGCTCGAATCCGTCGTCGAAGAGGCGGCCGGCATGCCGGTGCTCGTCGCGTACCAGCACAAGTCCGACCTGGCCAGGCTCTTGAAGTGGTTCCCAAAGGGGCGGCACTTCGACAAGGCGGACAAGACCAAGGCCGACTTCATCGCCGGGAAGATACCACTGCTGTTCATCCACCCAATGTCCGGCGGCCATGGTGTTGACGGGCTGCAGAACGCGACCAACATCATCGTGTTCTTCAGTCAGGATTGGAACCTGGAGACTTACCAGCAGGTCAGCGAACGGATAGGGCCGACGCGCCAGTTCCAGTCCGGCTACAAGCGCCCAGCTTTTCGCTACCACATCTGTGCGCGCAAAACGGTCGACGAAGTGGTGATGGAACGGCGCAAGAGCAAGAGCACAGTGCAGGACGCACTGCTTGAATATTTGAAGAGAAATTGTTGACATGCATCAAAAGCATATAGTAATATGAAGTCTGTGGCGATAGCTCAATGGTAGAGCTCCGGATTGTGATTCCGGTGGTCTGAGTTCAATTCTCAGTCGTCACCCCGCTTCGCAAGAGGCGGCACACGAAAGCAGATTCTAAAGCGAATCTCACAGCCGCGTCGGCAAAGTGATACGCCTAACCTGAATCTGCCTCCGTGTGGCGAAATGAGCACGTGGGCGACGGCTTGCTGAGTAGACTCCTTAGGCGTCGCCGGGTGCAGCACCGGCCGTCACAAAGAACCATTGGCACCTGAGGTCGCCCATGGTGCGCGGCAAGTGGGGCGACGAATTGTGTCATCACTGTGCGCCGGAAGCGTAACCGGCTGACAGCCAGGAAAGACTGGCACTGCTTCAATAAGGCAAGTGCAGCGTAGCTGCTTTACGAAGGCCTAACTCAGTGGGCCGTTGCCGAATAGATTGGGTCGCAATGCTGGGCGTACGCCAGCTCCAACATTACCTGCTCTCGACTTCCGGCCCTTCCAGCGACGCGGCGCCGACCTCGCAGACCATGTGCGTCTTGCCCAGCTTCTCGTTGGTGTAGATGATGCAGGTGTTTGCGACGTACCGGCCCGCCGGCATGCTGACAGCCTGGAGGTAGGCGCCGTCAGGTAGGTCGTAGCGCTTGGCGGCGAACGTTGAAGCTGGCTTAGGCTGTTGAACATCAGCGCGGCCGCAGCCGGCGAGCAGCACCAGGATGATAAGTTTTTGCATGAAGCAATTTTACAGGGCGAACTCAGTGGTGGCTACGTTTTCAGTAAGGTGCAGGAACGGCCAGTGCCGCCACCGCTTGGTCAGCAAGCAGCACCCCGACGACATGCAGACAGTGGCGTGCCCGATGTGCGGTACGAAGCGCGGCTGGCGGTTTGAGGATCGCGCGTACAACCGGCGCAACCTGTGCACGTGCAGCGGCCCGGAGGCGGTGCAAGAGAAGGGCAAGAATTTCCCCCATTCGGTGTCGCACCCGTTGTGCGACGCCCATCCGAATGGATTTTATAACCAGGCGCGTGCTCGGGGCATTGAGCACTCTGACATCCCGCAGGAGTATTGGCCATGTACGAAGTAGGGCGCGTTTATATTTGGCAGAACTGCACTGGCGATCTCGCCTGCTTAAACGGCACCGAGACTATCGTTTTGGAAGCGGCTTCAAGATATCTTTCTGATAAAGGGCGGTGGGAGTTCGGCTGCTTGACCGACACGCAAGATCCGCTGGGCGACCCTGAAGTGGAAGTGTATGCTGAGCCAGGCGACCTGCGCCCGAAGTATCCGCCAAGTGGCGAGCAGAGCGTGCTCGATCTTTTCAAACGGCCAGAGCTGGAGCCGGCGTGAAGAAATCTAAACCCGGCTCCTTCGGCGCCCGCGCCTGCCGAGCGCTCCGCGTGCGCCTGATGACGCACGGCCGCGCCTCGCTGCCGCCGTCCTTCGCCGCGTCGAACTGGATCGTGCAGCGCATCCTGGCCACGCCACTGTGGGCAGACTTTAACGAGATCCGCAAGGTGTACAACGAGGCCGACCGCTTGAGCCGCGCCACTGGCGTCAAGCACAACGTCGACCACATCGTGCCGCTGAACCACCCGCGCGTGTGCGGCCTGCACAACCATTTCAACATGCGCCCCCTCCCTGCCGGGCCGAACATGAGCAAGGGCAATCACTGGTGCCCCGAGCAGATCGAGATGTTTGACGGGCCCGAACAGTTGAGGTTGATATGAAAAAGATCGAATCGTTCCAAGGAGAGCACCGCTTCCTGTCCAACTTTTGGCCGGTGGAGGTGCAGCTGGACGGCATCACCTATCCTTCTGTGGAGCACGCTTATGTCGCGTCAAAAACACTAGACCTCGTGGCGCGCCGCGACATACCGAACATGGCCGCCGGCGCCGCCAAGAGGTATGGCCGCAAGCTGCGTCTTCGCTCCGACTGGAACGACGTCCGTCTGGGCGTTATGGCAAAGCTCGTCTTGCAGAAATTCCAAGTCCCTGAACTGGCCGACAGGCTGCGCGCGACCGGCATGGCCGAACTGGTTGAAGGCAACACCTGGGGCGATACCTTCTGGGGCGTCTGCAACGGTGTCGGACAAAACAACCTCGGTAAAATCCTTATGGCTGTGAGGGCCGAATTGTGAGCAGGAAAAAGCGGCCAGGCTACCTGCTCTGGTACGGGCGCAAGCCTGCGCCGAAACAGGCCATGCTCGTAGAGAATAGCGCACCCGGCGTAGATTCTCCGCGCGAGTTTTACGGCGAACTGCAACTGGAAAAACGGGAGCCATGGGGCACTTCGCTTGCGCAAAGCCAAGCCCGACGCCGGGCCTAACGCCTCTCCAGCTGCTGTTGCATCCGCTCCTTGGCATCGTCGTCCGAGTGCTGATTGAACCGCTTCATGTTGCCCTTGCTGAAGCGCGCCCCTGGGTTCTCCGCATAGCGCAGCACGGTGTTGATCTCGGCGTTCGGCATGCCGATGGAGCGCATCGCGTCGATCGCCTCGTCCACTTTCTCCTGCTTGATCAGTGCCTGCACGGTCGGCATGAGGTCGGCCTTCTTCCCGCGGTAGATGTTCTCGGTGTGGTACATCTCGCCCACAACCGGGCCGCCGGGCGCGCCCTTGGAGAACGTCAGGCCAGCGAGCGGGCCGACCAGCTTGTACGTGGTCGTGTCGTCCTGGATGCCCTGGCTCTTGTCGATCAGCCCCTGTATCGCGTCGACGGGAATTTGCGCGGCCATGAAGTTCCTGACCACCTTGCCCACGTTGCGCACGGCGCCGGCCACGCCGGGGTCGTCCGGGTTGTAGACGCGCTTGCCGAAGCCCTTGTCGTTGGTGAAGGTCTCGATCATCGGGCGCGTGAAGGTGGACTCCTTGCGCTTCAACATATCGAGCGGCGACGTGCCCCAGCCGACGAACTCCTCACCGATCTTGCCGATCGGCATGCGCATGTAGATGCCCGTGCCGTGCTTGTCGAAGTCGTACAGGATGCGCTCCTTCTTGCCCGGCTCGTTGCCCGACGTGGACGACATCTCCTCCAGGTCGGTGAGCGGGTTCAGGACCGACAGCGGGTTCTCCCCGCCCTTCTTGATCAGGTGGTGGAACCGATCGACGTAGCCTTGGGCGATGGCGCCCCAGCTCTTGTCGCGCTTCCAGTTGTCGAACACGTCCTGCAACACGCTGTTCGCGGCGTACATGAGCGCGATGTCGATGATGAAGGCGCCGATCGCCTTGCGCCGCGCGATGTCCGTGCCGGCGCGCGCGGCCAGGTCGCCGAAGTCGCGCTTGATCTGGTCGCGCACTTCGACCGGCAGGCCGGAGAGCATGTCCTTCATGACGCCGATGTTGCCCAGCGTGAACGAGCGCGAGAACAGGGAGAGGTTGGCCACCTTGCGCGCGAGCGCGGACATCGCCTCGTTGGGCAGCGCCCCGGCGTAGCGGTTGGCCATGTGCGCCGCCAGATAGCCGGCGGTGCCTTGGGCCTGCTCAAGGCTCAGCCCCTTCTTCATGAGCCGCGCCGTCTCGGCCTTGTAGATGTTGATGGCGAGACCCGCCTGCAGGTCGCCGATGCGGTCCCACAGCAGCGTGTTGTGCCAGAAGTCACCTGCCTTGTCGACACCGCGCTTGACAGCCTGGCCCGCGTCCTTGTTCACGAGGCCGACAGAGCCGCCCAGCAGCTTCGCCGTCCACGAGCGTCCGGGGTTGAGCTCAGGGCTCTCCATCACGCCGGTGATGTCCTGGATGCCGCCGCGGTGCCCGATCGGCACCATGCCCTTGGAGACGAAGAACTGCATCATCTTCGGGTCGTTCTTGACCTTGTTGCCCTCGAAGTACACGCGCAGAGTGAGCACTTTGCCCGGCATCATCGGCAGCGCGCGGCCGAACTCAACCATGTTGTGGATCAGCGGCGAGTACATGATCACGCCCATGGCCTTGCCCTTCAACGCCATCAGGCCGTTGTAGACATCGCCCGACGTCTCCGACATGACCGACTTCAGCGGCCCCTCGAACTCGCGCGCCACATAGACCGGCACCTTGTCGAACATCATGTCGCCGTTCTCATCGACGGCGGCCACGGTCTTGCCCTCGGCGTTCTCGATCATGCGCGGGCGGAAGGTCTTGAACGCCGGGTGGTCGATCGTGAAGTAGTCGGGGCGCTCCTCGCTGATCACGGTCTCTTTGTCCAGCTTGCGGCCGATCTCCTTGATCCCGTTGATCAGTTCGCGCGCGGCGACGGCGCGCTCGAGCCTAGCCATCGCCAGCGGCATGGTGCGGATGTCCTTGACGATCGCAGCGTTCTCGCCCAGCGCTTCCTTCAGCGCAGCCTCGGTCTCGGCCGTCGTCAGGTACTTGCGGTGTTTCAGGCTCGACGCGTTGGTCGACATGTTCCGGCCCACAGGGCTGGTGCCGGCGTCACCGCCTCCGCGCATCGGCGGCGCGCTGTAGCTGCCGTCCTCGCCGATCATGGCGGCGATACGCGGCGTCCAGTACGGCAGGCCCTCGCCCTTGAACAGGCCGGAGTCCTTGGCGCGCTGCAGCAGTTCCTCGCCGTAGCGGTGCATCACTTCCATGGTGGCCTTCTGGCCATCGTTCAGGCGGTCGAGCCCTTTGCCGGCCGTCGGCAGGCCCTGCTGGAGCAGGACGTTCTGCTCGTCCGCAGCCTCCCACATCGCTTGGCGCTCCTCGGACGTGTAATTTTTTTCAAGTACCATGTCGAAGTGCGCCCACTGCATGCGCGCGTTGCGCTCGGCATTGGCGTAATCTTTGGCCGCGGCGCGCGCCGCCTCGCTGCCGGAGCGGGCCGACATCGGCATCAGGCTCAACTGGATCTCGTTGATGATCTTCGGGATCACCTCGGCGCCGCGCCTGACCAGGTCGATCTTCATGAGCTGGGCACCGATCTTGCCGAGCCGGCGCGGCGCTTCGCCCTCTTTGCCGGGGGGCGTGTCGAGGTCACGGAAGATGCTGCCTTCGGCCAGCATGCTCTCGCTGACGAAGCGCCCGTCTCCGCGGCGCAGGATGTGGTTCAGCGCGCTCAGCATCGGCGCGTCGGACGACAGCTTGAGCACGCCCTTGATGTGCTGCAGCGCCTCGGTCAGCCACTGCTTCGTCTTGCCCCATACGCCGTTGGCGCGGAACCGCGCCTCTGCCGTGCGCGTCATGTTCACCGCCCAGAACTCGGACGGGTTCATGAACTGGTAGGCGTCGTACGGAACCTTGGCCGACTTGACCATCTCGGCCGCAGCCTCCATCGATTTGCGGTCGCCGCGCAGGATGTGCGTCAGGTACTCGGTCATCGCCGGGTCTTTGCCCTTGACCTCCGCAGCAATGCGGCTCAGGTATTCCTTCTGGACCGCACGCTGCATGTCCTCCGGCATCATGCGTTCCAGGTGGTGCAGCATCTCGTGGACGGCCACGGTGGACTTGTCGCCGCCCTTCATGATGGTCATGATGCGCTCGGCCGGCAGGTAGCTGCCAGCGGTGCTGTTCTCGCCCGGTGTGCGCACGCTCACGCCCAGCTGGTCGAGCAGCGCGGGGTTCTTCTGGACGAACCATTCAGCCATGTCGGCGGCTTCCTCGCTCATGTCGCCGCGGCGCTTGGCTTGCAGGATGCGCTCGCGCACGTAATCAGCGCCGCGCTCGCGCGGTGCGCGGTCCTGCATCAGGGCGTCCGCCGCACGCAACTGGTTGCGCGAGTTGAGCGCGTCAATGCGCTGGACGAACTCCTCCGGCGTGATCTTTCCGGAATCGAGGCCTTTTAGCTCCCGGTCGATCGTCAGCCGCACCGACTCGCGCCGCAGCGGCGGAACCTCTTTACCGTCGATGCGCGCCATCGCGCGGTCTACGGCGCGAGCAGTGATCACCTGCCGCGCCTCTGGCCGCAGGCTGGTGATGTCGTGGGGCCGCTGACGCACCGGCTCAATATCGTTGAACTCCGGTGCGTGCGGCGGCTCGACGCGCGCCTCTGCCGCGCGCCCGTCGCGTGTCTGGTTCGCCTTCTGCTCCATCGCCGCCTCGGCCGCCCAGCGGGTGTTCTTGAACGACTGCGCTTCGCCGTCCATCGACCAGGTGCCGTCCTTGCCCAGCCGCTGCGCTTCGCCGCCGGCCACGCGCTCGAGCGCGTAGCTGCCGTCCGGGTTGGTGACGGCACGGTACTCGTGCTCCCAGGGCTGGCCCTCGGCGTCCACGCCGCGGTCGCTCAGCAGTCGCTTCGTGACCGGCTCTGGTGCCTTGGGCAGTTCGGCTTCGATCTTGGCTGCGACGTCGGCCGCTGCCGCCGTGTCGGCGGGTGCCCCATCGCGCGGGCGCCACACAGCCGCCGGCTCGACCTTCATCGCGGCGATCGCCTCGTCCACGGACTCCGCTTTCAGAATCTCGGCGGACGGCTCGACCCGCACCGGGGCGGGCTCAGGGTTCAAGGCGCGGATCGCCTGCAGCTGTTCGTGCACGGGCAAGCCGGAGTTTTTGATGCGATCCACTGCGGCAGCGTGGTCGGCATAGGGCGTGGCGTCGATGCCATGGCCCAGCGCGCCGTGCATCAAGCCGCCAGTGATCGCGCCAACGCCGGCCTGTTCCAGATCGAACGGCGTCTCCATGCCCGCAGGCATGGCCGCGTTCTGCACCTGGCGCGCAGCCTCGTTGGTGACGGCCGACACGGGAACGCCGGTGGCCATGCGCGAGAGCAGTTTGCCCTGCGCACCCATCGGCGCCGCGCCCATGAAGCCGGAGAGCACGCCTGCAGTCTCGCCAGCGGCCAGCGCCTGGACGGTGTCGCCGCCTCGGTTCAGGACGTCCTCCGCCTTCTCGGCACCGGACTTGACCATGACGGGGCGCATGGCGTTGAAGCCCTGGTGCAGCGCGGCGCCAGTGATCTCGCCCACGGACGGCGCGGCAGCGCGGTACAGAGGCGCTACGGCCGACTCGCCGCCGGAGGCGATCATGAGCGGCAGGTCCGCGCCCAGGGCGCCCGCTGCACCGGCCACCTTGGCGCCGAAGCCCTGCTTCTCGTCGGCATGGATGCTGTAGCGGTCAACGCTCTCCTGGTAGGGGTCGACCATGTGCTTGAACGCGTAGTCGGACGCCGGTGTCGAGCCGTCGCCGCCCAGGGTGTTCTTGATCTTGTCGTAGAGCACGGCGGGCACGGAGGCCGCAAGGCCCAGGGTCTTGCCCATTTGCGCGTTCGACGTCAGCCATCCGCGCCCGGCGGACTCCAGCGCGCCCACTTCGGTGCGGGTGTCAGGCCCGTCCGGGACGAATGGCGTGAACTGCGCCGCCGGCGCGGCGGGGTCGAACGCAGTGAACTGAGGCCCTTGCTCGGCAGGAGCCTCTTCAAACTTCGTGAACTGAGGCCCGGTTGCCATAGCGTTGTCCTAGTAGTGTTGTTCGACCATGTCGCCGTTCGGCAGCTTGTACACCTTGCGCGGTGCAAATTGCGGCTGGAGCACGGCGCCTTGCGGCAAGCCGGTCAGCGGGTACGGCGTCTGCGCGCGGGGCGCGGCGGTCGGCGCCGCAGCAGGTGGCGCATCCGTTCCGCCCAGTCCCTCTGCCATTGCGGTGGCGTCCGCGAGCATGTCGGCCGCTGCCCCTTTGCCGGTCTTGCTGGTCGGTTTGTACCCGGGCTGCTGAGCGAGGATGCCCATGATCCGAACCGCGTTATCGCTTTCTGCCTTGGACGCGCTCTGCTTGGCCTTGTACCATGCCTCCTCAGGCGTCTTGGCGATGCGCTGCTCAAGCAGCCAGTTTGCCGTGGCCACGATCGCGGGCGTCTTGCCGGCGCCACCGGCCGCAGCTTTCGCCTCAGCGCGCAGCGTGGCGATCTCCTCAGCCGACGCGTTCTTTGCTTCGGCCACCGCCAGCTTGGTCTCGGCGTCCAGCTTCGCCTTGTCCATCATCGCGCTGTTGTTGAAGATGACCTTCCCACTGGTCGTGTCGATCACGGCGCCGCCGGCCGTGACCTGCAGGTACTTGTCCTGGTTCATGGCCTTGCCCGCCATGTAGGCGGTCGGGTCGTTCATCTTGGCGTCGGACAGAGCCGCGGCCGTGGCTTCCTCGGGCGTGCGGCGCGTGGTCATGCCTTCTGCCGCCTTGGCCGCAGTCATCTCGTCAGCGGCCAGCTGCTGGTCGAGCTGCTTCAGCCCCAGGGCACGGATCTCCGGGTCCTGGATCGCCATGATCTGGGAGCGCATTTTCTCCACGTCGCCGTGCAGCCCGGGCAGGCCCGAGTCCGTGCCGGCGCCGGACAGTTCCGTCACGGCGTCCGGGATGACCGACTGCTCCTCGCCCGCGTACTTCTTGACCAGGGCCGAGAAGCTTCGTGCAGGCGCCTCGGCGGCGGTGCGCTGGTTCTCCGCGATCCGTGCCGCCTGCTCGACGTTCATGTCAGTGCGCAAGCGCTCCATGGCGGCGGCGCGCTCGGCCTGGCGCTGGGCTGCCAGTTCAACATCCGCGTCGCGCTGATAGTCGCGCGCCACCCCGGCGGCGGAGTTACCCGCAGCGGAGATGCCCGACAGCAACATTCCCATGCCCATGATTTACACTCCTTGCGGTGGCGGTGCGGCGCCGCCCGGCGCGCCAGCCTGCTGGGCCTGCGCCATTTGCACCGCTTTTTGCACCTTGTCAGGGCCGACGCCGAACTTCTGCAGCACGGCGTTGGTCGTCATCTGCGCGCACTTGCCGGCCATGTCTTCCGACACCTGCGCGCCGCCGGTCTTCTCGGCGTAGTCCAGCATCTGGCACATCAGCGTGACGGACGCGAGCGCGGCGGCCGGCAGGAACTTCTGCTTGTCATCGGGCGGCAGGCGCGCACCGATCTTGTTGTAGATCGCGGCGATCAGGTCGGCCACGGCGGACGACACCGCCTTCGTGATGTCCGGATCGGACGCCAGGCGCTTTTGCATCAGGCCGTGCGTCTCCTTGCCGAACATGATCGACATCGCGGCCGTCGTGATCGACTGGTAGAGCTGCTTGAGCTCGGGTTTGACCTTGGCCTCGATGCCGTCCTCGATCTGCTTGAGGATAGGGTCTTGCAGTTCCGGCGCGCCGGCCGTCATCATTCCGCTCATGAGGTCATCATCCCGGTTGGTTTTACGTAGGCCTGCACGCGCGGCTGCGCGTTGGCGTTGGCCTGCTGTGTTTCCAGATTCTTTTGCACCAGCGACTGGCGCTGCTGCTCAAGCGCCATCTTCTGCTCTTCCGACCAGCCGTTGAACAGGCCGCCGATGGCGTTGCCGCCGATCTGCACGGCGCCGCTGATGACTTTGCCCTGCGTGGCCTTGTCCAGGCCGTCGAACCACTTCTTGATGCCGAACGCGGACGTGTCGGCCGGCGCCGTCACCGCGCCAGCGCTGCCCGCGTCGAACGCTGCACCAGTCACGCCAGGCGCCGGAGCAGCCGTTGCTGCAGCAGGCGCCGGAGTCGGCGCCGCCACGATCGGGCCGGCCGCTGCCGGGGCCACGCCAGTAGCCGCTGCCGGAGTGGCTGGTGCAGAGCCCATCATGCCGCCCAGCGTGGGCACGTCCACCGGGAAGGTCGTTGCCGCGCCTTCCGCCGCTGCTGCGCCGAAGCCCGACCCCGCCGCGTCCATGCCCGCTTCAAGCGCGAACTGCTCGCCGGCGACATCGCTGGCCGCGCCGACAGCCGCGCCCTCCGCAACGCCGACTGCACCTTCCCCGGCGCCTGCCGCACTGAGCGCGCCGTACGCGCTCGTGGCCAGGCTGCCGATCCCGCCGACCAGGCTCATGATGCCGCCAATCTTGACGAGCTCTTTGCTCTTCGTGATCTTGCCGACCACGGTCATGGCGATGCCGACCTCGGCCACGGCGGTGAAGATGGCCGCGGCCGTCATCAGTTCTGCTGCGGTAACGACCGCTGTAACTACCCAAGCCATAGCTGCTCCTTCAATGCTTCCAAGCGAGGATCGGCATAGCCGGTCGCAATCAGTTTTTCTTTCAGGTTGCCCAGGTCCTGCGGCGCGACTGCGTGCAAGGTGATCCAGACCGTGTCTTCATGCGCGTAGCCGATGCGTTTCGACCCAGGCTTCGATAGCAGCACCCGGTGGCCGGTGATGCGCTCAGCGCCGAACTCGGTGGCCACGCTGATGTCGCCCGACACGATAATGTTCATGTGCTCGGTCAGGTGAATCTCACCTTCGAGCGACGTGCCCTTCTTGATCGTGATCTTGCGCGCGTAAATCCCAGCCCAATAGGTTTCTTCCAGCTGCACCTCGGCCGCCGGGTAGTTCTTCATGTTGGCAATGAACTCGTCCAGCTTCTCCCGCATCGTCAGTTCGCCCGCCAAGCCGCGAGCGACCAGCAAGGATTCCTGCTCAGTGAGCTCGAACGCCGTCATGGCATGTACCCGCCCAGTTCATCAAGCTTCCAGTTGCCGGTGCCAGGGTCTGCCGGCGGCGCGGTGGAGGCGATCATCGGAAAATACTGCTCCAGGTTCTGGCCGCTCTGGCTCTCGAGTGCGGTGAGCGTGTTGCGCAGCATGGTGAGCTGCGTGTCGACGGCGGCCTGCTTGGCAGAACCATCCATGTCTTTCGACGCCTGGATGTTGGCCACGGTGGCGGCGTAGTTGTTCATCGCGGTCGCTGCCTGCGAGTTGCTTTGGATCAGCTTCTGGTGCTGGTTGTTGACCGCCGCCAGCGCGGCTTGCGCCTCGGTGCTCATCTTGGCCGTCAGCACCGACGTGTCGGCGTTGAGCCTTGCGATTTGCTGCTGGCTTGCGATCTGGTCCTTGGCGATTTTCTGCTGGGACTCGAGTTGCTGGCCGGTCAGTGTCGACGTGTTCTGCGCCCCTGCATTGAACTGACCCGCGGTGTTGATCGCGCCGGTGTTCGACAGGCCGACATTGGCGGCGGTCTGCGCATCCTGCAGCGCGAACGGCGTGGCGGCGCGCAGCATGGAGTCTTGCGCGGCCGAGATGCCGATGCTCGAATTTTGCAGGCCGCGCTTGTTGGCCTGCTGGTTGCCCTGCGTGGCTGCCTGCACCATGAGCGGACTGTTCGGGTCCATCATCTGCGCAAGGCGGTCGGCCGACATCATGCCCGGCGTGAGGGCGGTCTGCGACGGCGCGTACCCCGCCACGTTGGCGCCGGGGGCGCCCCCCGAGAGCGAGACGGCCGAGCCCGGCGCGCCGGTGTGCCCAGTGATGGCGGCAGCTTCGGCCATGGTCTTGGCGACCGCCGGGCTTTTGCCCTGGCTGATGTACCAGTCGTACGAGTACATCGCGGGCGTGCCGGCGGTCGGGGCAGGCTTCGCGGTCTGAGGGATGCCCCAGCGTGCGCCGTACGAGGTCGGGTTGAGCTGGGCGTCGTAGTCCTGCGCAGACAGTGTCGTCCCGTAGCGCTTGTTGTAGCTGTCCGCGCCCTCCTGGATCGACTGCTTGTAGGCGTCGTCGGTGCGCACACCGGTGCCGTTGTACTGCGAGAACATCATGCCGGCGTCAGCAAGACGCGAGTCGTCCGCGCCGGTCAGCCCTTCAGTGGTCGTGCCGGGGGAGTTGATGTCGTAGAGGCTGGAGTAGGCTTCAGGCTTGAGCCCTTGCTTGGCCACTTCATCCGGCGTGCCGGTGAGGGAGCCAGGGGCGATGCCGTCAGCCGTGGCGCTTTTCAGCTGCCCGGACAAAGTCGGGTCCTGGCCGTACGTGCTGTTCGGGTTAGTCAGGTAATCGTGATACATATCCTTGTTCGGATCGGGCGGCGCGGTTTGGGCCGCGGCGCCGGTATCGGGATTAGCAGTAGCGCTGGAGAGCATGCCGGCCATTCTGGTGCCTCTATCGTGTGGATGCCCCTGAGTATAGCGGGAAGTTGCTGAAAAGAACAGCAGGGCTACGGGGCGTTGACCGCCTTCGCTACGGCTTGGTATTGGGCGACACAGGCTTCGAGTCGATCGATGGCTTGCTCTCGGGTAGATCGGAGTTCCTCAAGATGGCTTGAAGTTTCTCCGGGGAGATCCGCGATAACGGTGGGCCCGTCACCCACGACGGCAGTTCCGGCACCCGGACTCGGTCCGGTTGGATCAGCCGATCGTTGCCGGACGAGGACTGACAGGCGCTTAGCGCCAGCAAGATACTCAGCTTGGAGAGCAGCAGAATCGCGTTTTTCATGGGAGAGCTCCGTTTCAATGCGGACCAGGTCGGCCACGGCGAGGGCCAGTTCCGCTTTGGCCTGGTTCACCTTCTCATTCAGTTTAGCCAGTTCCAGGTCGGCCAGGCGGCTATTTTCCTTCTCGCGCGCTTCGGCGCGCGCATCGCTCGCCAGTTCGCCCCGATGGTAGATATGGTGGACGACGGCAACCGCGCCGCCGGCCGCGACGACGAGAAGGAATCCGGCGAGGGCCAGCTTGGCTGCCCACAGCGGGATGCCGTAGCGCAATAGTAGGGCGGCGATCATGGCGTGGTCTTCTCCGTCTGGGAAATGCTGGTGGTGATCGTCGTTCCGGACGGCGCATCGGTCTTGCCGAATACCACCTTAGCCACCAACGGCATCACCCACATTGTTCCGTACGTGCCCAGATAGCCTTCGGTCATCTTATCCTTGACCATCAGGTTGATGATCACCCAGCTGGTCACGCCCAGCACCAGCATGAAGGCCACGGCGATCTTGCTGACCCGGCCATTCTCCATGATCAGGTCCAGCAGATCGAAGGTGTAGCTGGCGCTGCGGTGCGCGCGCCACAGTGAGACGGCTACCAGCAGGCCCAGTCCGCACAGCACTACCAGCATCCAGTCGATCTTCATGGTCAACCCCTATAGAGGAACAGGTTCGCCTCAGCGGCCCGGCGCCGGGTCAGCCCGGTGACGACAACGCCGTTGTCGTGGTTCCAGCGGCCGAACTGGTCGCGCGCACCATCATAGTCTCCTGCGTTGAGCAAGCGCAAGAGCGTCGAGTTGCGCAGCGCGGCGACGCCGCAGTTGAACGTGAAGCTGACTAGGGCGTCGAACTGGTTCTGCGACAGCGGCACTTTGACCATATCATTGACGGCGGCCTCGGCCTCGTCGGTGTCCTCGTCGTACCAGGCGTCGGCCTGCGCTTGCGTGCAGGTGTCGCCCATCTTTACGCCGCGTATGTGGCCGTACCCAATGGTCGCGACCCTGCCACTATCGAAATACGCTTCGAGCCGACAGCTCTCGAACTCGTGGACCAGCTTCTTGCCGTGCTCTGACTGTTTCACGGTCGGTTCTCGTTTCGTTCAAGCAACTTGAGGATCAGGTCCATCCGGTCCTTCATCTCCGCTTTCAGGCTGCCGATCTGCTTGTGCAGGTCGTTGACGGCGCCGGCGAACTTCTGCTCGTAGTGGGTCTCAAGGCGCTGCATCTCGCGCTGGTGCCGGTCGCGGTCCTCTTTCAGGTCTTCGCGCCATTCCGAGGTGGCCTTGTCCAGCGCCTCCCGGGTGGCGGTCTTCTCCAGATCGATCTTGATTCGCGTGTGCGCCTCGCGCAGGAAATACGCCAGGATGCAGATTAGCAGCGCGATCAGGTAAGGAGCAGGCCTATCGAAGTCGGGCAGCATAGTGCACCTCGCGGGTGAATTTGTTGGACAGCAGGATGCACATCGCCAGTTCGGCATGCTCGCAAATCTGCACCATCACGTGGTACGGACTGCTGACCGGGTAGCCGTTCAGCCACCAGCCCAGCGCGTGGAACGCGACCAGGATCGTGGATATCTGGACCACCGGCCGCGAGGCCCGGGCAGCAATCCGGTGCGCCGCCAGCGCGATCAACGCCTCGCCCAGCATGCAGATGAGATAGAAGTGCGGCGCCGGGACAGGTGCAAAGACCCCGGCGCCGACCAGAGCGGTCAGTACCAGCATGCGGCGATCGCCGACGTTCAGCACGAGCGCCAAACACAGGAGCACCGCGTACGAGATCATTTGCTTTTGTCTTTCTTGACCGGCACAGGCTTCTTCGCCTTGTCGTCAGGGGGCGGCGGGTTGCCGTTTCCGACTTTATGAACTGACAAGTTTTCCTTGAACATTTTGCTCTCCTAATTGTTGCTGCATTGTACTACGGACGGTTTGGAAAAGTCACAGTTCGACCACGGGCGACTTCGGTGCCGGGTATTGATGCAGGTCGTTCGGCGTGCCGCGCGTGACCTCGTTGAAATCGATGATGTTCAGGTCGCCTTCGGACAGACCCTTGAGCAGAAATTCCGAGCACCACCACCTGAGCGGGTCTTGCCAGTTGTCGGACCGCTGGAAGGGGATGCCGGCCGCGCCCGGCCAGTCGTAGCCAGCGCCCAGCACGCTGCGCATCCAGGCGCGCGTAGCCTCGATATTCGGCACGGCGACGACCATGTCCTGGTACATCTTGACCCCGCGCATAGCCGCGTCCAAGGTGACGTAGCGCACGCCGTGCCAGCACACCGCCTCGTACGCCATGCCGCCCTCAATCAGCATGCAGTGGTTCGCCCATTCGGATTGGGCCAGCAGCGCCATCAGGCGGCTGCCGAGGTGCCGTTTGCTGGTGAACCGGATCGTGACGACACCGATTGTCACAGCGATCCCGCCAAGCGAAACAGGTCGTCCCGGTCAAGGCCCATCGCCGTGCACAGCTGGATCACCAGCGGCCGGGTGTACTCGAACTCCAGCGACTCGCGGAAATCGATGAGTGCCAGATCGATGTTCAACTGGGAGGTGGGCAGTGCCATGATGGCCGCCTCGATCGCCGCGGCCGAGATGTTCTTGATGCGCAGTGCGGACAGCGCCTGGCGGCGCGTCACCTTGGCCGGCACCGGCGCGGGCGCCGCGCGCCGTGCGTCGATCTCGGCCTGTTCTTCCGGCGTGGCGTCGCGCTCAGCCTGCGCTTGTGCGACTTCGTCCCAGTAGCAAATTTTGTCCATGTCGGTTCCTTATTGCTTGGTGATGCCGTAGACCTTGACCCGGCCCTTCGCGACAAAATTCGATGCACCGCTCCAGTAAAGCCGGAATCCGGTGACGCTGGACGCGTTGGCGTAGAGGCCGATGCCGATGCCGCCCTGCACTGCCCCACCATTTTGCTTGTGCGTTTCTTGCCACATCGTTGCCTTGTTAAGCGCCGAGTTGCAGTTGTACACGGTCAGCTGGAAGC